GGCTTAAAGCCCTCAGTCTATGAAAACATAATTTTAATAGGTGCTGACGAGACGCCTATACTTAAACTTATTGGCACTTCAAGTGTTATGCGATGCGTTATGGCTTTTCTGCTTATCGCATAAACATCAAAGCCCCATGATTTATTCGTCGCGGTATCGTCTACGACGTAAACTCCGCCCTGCGTATGATCGCCCCCCGCTTCAAAACATTTTATAAACAAATAGCCCTTATATTGCGTGTGGGCACACCTTACTGGGTTGTATTTTTTGTAATAAAATATATACATATTTGTAAGAAGCTCTTCGTATTTTTCTATATCTGCCTTAATATTTTCATCTTTGCTTTCACATCCGCAAAATACAAACATACCCATAAGTAAAATAACCAAAAACCTTTTCATGCCACCCCTCTCTTTTGTCAAGTAAGCTTATTTTGGTTTAAAAAAATTATATCAAATTTTTAAATAATATACGCCTTACCTCTTTTGTCTCTCACCTTTTCAAAGTAGCTAAGCGCGAGAGCTAGCGCCCAAAAGCGGTCTGCGTGGCCGTGTTTGTTTCAGTCGCTGTCATAAATAAAGCTTTTAGCGCCCGCTTTTCGCTTTATAGCGTGAAGATCGGCTATTAATGCCGGGTCGTTTGGGATGATTATGCTTTTATCTTCAAAGTGCTTTTTTAAATTTAGAGCCATAGCCTCTTTGCTGCTTTGCGTAAAATAGACCCCTTGCACCCTTGAAGGAAAGCGCCTTTTTACCTTTTCGGCTACGCTCATGCCAATACCGGTTTTATCTATCTTTTGCATAGCCAAAGGATTGAAACGTAAAAAGTCGATGAGTAAATTTTCTTGCGCTTCAAAGCTTGCTTTGGCGATAACGTCTAGCACGCTTAGCTTCTTTACGCCGCCTTCGTCGTATACGGCTATATGAGCCGATCTATCTTTCGTGCGGCCGACGTCAAATCCTGCATATTGCGGGACACTTTTAGCTGGAAGTGCTGGCACATAGTCTTTTATACAACTTTTTATAAGCTCCACGCTTAAAAGCGCATTTTCGTCGTCTATGAATTGGCACTCGTACGCGCTAGCCCACGTATCGGCGTCAAAAAGATCTCGCATAGTTTCAAGATCGAAATTTAGTCCGTCCTCTATGGCCCTATAAATATCTACTCTATGCCTTGAAAACATATAGTATTTTGTTTCGTTGTCGAATAGCTCATGAAATAGCGAATTCTCTTCAAACGGCGTAGATAGGATAGTGAGGCGACCCGCTACCGCGCCGATTGATGGCACAAAAGCATGCCAGATTCGCTTTTGATTTGGATATCAAGCGAACTCATCCATCCAAATATCGCCCGTAAAACCTTGCACCGTACGGAAGTTATGAGCCATAACCCTAATCGTAGCGCCGCTATCCAGGCTCTTTTCGTATTCGCTATTTTTAACGAAAAATATGCCGAATTTCTCAGCCCATCCGTCTAGGTAGTTCATTAAAATCCTAGCTTGCTCTTCGCTCGCGCTCAAAAACAGCTGATTACGACCCGCGACGGCTCCAAGCAGCGCATCAAGGCTTGAGGCGTAAGAAAAACCTATTTGGCGGGATTTTAGCACGATACGAAACTGAGACGTGTCATTGATAAAATCTTTTTGATAACCGTAAAGCCCGCCCTCGTCCATAGCTTTAGCCTTTAGGCTTTCATAGTCTGCGTTCATTATGGTGGTAGGCTTTTTCTTATTTTTTACCTTAGCCTCTTTTGCCTTTTGGCCTTCAAGGCGAGATAAAGACGCGGAGAGCATCGCTATTTGTTTTGCTTTGCTGTCGCTACTTTTGCCTTTGCTAAGCTCTGCGATCTGAGCTTTTAAATTTTGAGCGGTTAGGCGGCCTTGTTTATCCTCTTTGCCTTTCCAACGCGACAGAGTAGATACGTCGATCTTGTATTCTTTACTAATTTCAGACAACGAGTATCCAGAGGAGATTAAATTTAAAACGAGTTCTTTCGTCTGCTTAGAATACGCCATTTATTCATCCTCCAAACAAGAGCGCATAAAATCAAGCGTGAAATCAAAATTTAGTATATCAACGCCCCGCTCATCCGTGGCATCTACGCTTGAGTTTTTAAAATTTAAAAGAGGGGTCAGACCCATAAGCTCTTTTAATACAACCTCTCCGGCGCTAATGGGAACAATAACGGTCAAGACGGCTTTATACTGTGCATGATTAAGCGCGCTTCTTTCGGAAACGAAAATTTTAAAATCGTCTTCGTGCTTTAAAATTAATTTTTCGCAAAACGCAATTAGCTCTTTTTCGGTCTTGATATTCTCTGCTTCCATACTCTCTCCTTAAACAGCGGCATAAAAATATCCGCTCGTATTTTTCTTCGTCGTAAGTTTGTAAAATTTATCCATCCAATACTCCTCCCACTGCTTAACGTCTTTAAAAGTATCTAAGCTCTCGTCGTATTCATTTGCGCGCTGCTGGATTTTAAGCCAAAGCTTCTGTCCTAAAAGCGCTAAGGTATAAAAAGCGGCGGCTTTTGTTTTACTCGTCTCTTCTACGGCGTATTTGCCTATCTGAGGCTCCGCTATTTCTATATACGGTATTATCTCGTCGTCGGCTATCATTTTTAATTTGTTATAGCGTCTAATTTCATCTATGATATTTTGCATCTTATTTTCCTTGTTTATTTTATGCTCTACTCTGCTTTGTTTGAGCGATTAAACAAGTTCTAAAATCATATACACTTCGCTCAAAGTCGCAGAGTCGGATACATCGCTCGCATCGTGTTGATATGCTCACTCACTGGTTTTTGGCATAAACGCAAAGCAGTTTGCGTTTATGCTTCGCCTTTGGCTAGCAACCAAAAACCACCTTCAAAATGCTTCAAAACGGCTTCAATTTCAACGAACGTATTTTAAAGATACGTTTTATTAAAACGGCTCAAAACGCTTTATTTGTTATAACCTAAAATTCCGCGCGCTTCGTTTAGACTAATTATGCCGCTGCTTACCAGTCCGGCTACCAGCTCTCCGTCGTCTTTAAAGTTGCTTACATCGATAGGCTTAAGCTTGATAGGATAGCCGATATTATCGAAAAACCACTCTATTTGCTCTTGTTTTGGGATGATCGTAAGCTCGTTAAAGCTGTGCAGCTGTCCGGTTACCTCTCCGCTGCCTCCAAGATGTCCGGCGGTCATTACTCCGACCATTCTAGGCGGTACTCCGTGCGCGGCTATAATTTCGTTCCTATTTAGGTTTTTAAGCTTTTCAAAACTAATATCGCTTACCTTGCTTAGATCCTCGATACGTACTTTCGCATTCTCGCCGTTTGCGGTTAAAACCAATTTTTGTGCGCATTGCCCATCCCTTTAAAATTTGAGCCGAAAAATTCTTTAAAGGCATTAAGCTGCATCTCATCAGGCTCTGAATTTTCAAAGATTATGGCCGTATCGGCGCGGGCGGAGTTTTCAAAAAAAGCGTTATTAAAACTATCGGCTTTTTGATTGGTTAGAATTGAGAGCATGGCTGCCAAATAATCAGGCTCTCCGTAAAATCTAGAGTTTGGAGAATAATAATATAAGTGTTTTGCGTTAAGCGCTATTGATTTATTGTTTTTTGCTTGAAATATTTCTTTGCTTTCGTTTACTATAGCTTCTATAGAGGGAAGTATATAAAGGTTTTTACCCGCGATCTCCACAAATGCGTTTCCAAAAATTTCAAGATTTAGTATAAACGCGTACAAAAAATCCTTGGGCGTCATGGTGCCGCCCCCCAAGCTTTGAGCCATCTTCTATATTAGATAACAGTGATGCTTTTAATTGCACGGCTCGCCTGTGATAGGTATTGGCGTAAAAAAGACTTAGCAATTTATCAAAGCTAAAAAACGGCTCTATTAAGCCTTGTGAGTCTTTGCTTTCTTCAGTAAGCTGTGTGCTACCTCGCGCTGCTTTAAAAATTCTATCCATATTTATCCTAAAAATTTTTAATCCAATTCTACGATAAAGATTTTTTGCTTTCTAGCAAGATAAGACATATATGTCTTATTTAGGTTTTTTAAAATCTTATTTTTGGCGAAAATGGCGGAAAAAATAAGGAGTAAGCAGTGGCTAGAGAGATAACCGATATGCAAATCAAGTTAATTTCGCTGGTATCAGCAGGTGCTAACAATAAAAAAAATATCTATAAAAATGAGAATTTTAACGAGTTGTTAAGAGTAGATTTTAAAAAGAGCGATGCAGAACAAGGAGTTGTTTACGGGATAGTTTATGCCCCGGACGAAGTGGATACGCAAGGAGATTTTGCAAATGCTGACGAAATCAAAAGGGCTGCTTATAACTTTATGAAGAGATCGGACCTTAGCTACTGTATAGATGTAAATCATAATTTTAATATCGCAGACGCCTATATATGCGAAAGCTGGATAGTAAAAAGCAAAGATGAATTCTTTAATGAAGAGGGAGCGTGGGCGGTAGGCATCAAAATAGAAGATGAGGAGCTGCGAGAGATGATAAAAAACGGAACGATAACTGGACTATCAATGTATGGCAGTGGAGTGATAAAGGGGAGCGAAAAAGAAGATGTCACAAAAGGCGGCGTGATAGCGGCGCTAAAAGAGTTTTTCGGCTCAAGCAAAAATTTTAAAAAAGAAAGTTCAAACAAAGGAGAAACGATGGATGAAAATAGAGTTGCCGAGCTTGTAAAAGCTGGCATTAGTGCAAATGACGCAAGGCTTGAAACGGCTTGAAAAATCAGTAATCGAGCTAACCGCTAAACTTGATGCGATAACAAGCGAGTTAAGCAAATCAAAACAAGACGTAACGATCGAAAAAACGCAAAATCACGCAAGCAAAGGAATACTATAATGGACGGATTAAACGATATTTTAAAAGGCTCTATGAATGCCACTAACGTTACTCTCTCAGGCTCACTTACACCTGAGCAATCGCATAATTTTATAGACGTTATTAAGCAAAATAACGGCTTTTTGTAAAAAATCCATACTGAAAAAATGGGTAGACTTACTAAAGAGCTCGACGCATGGGACGTAGCAAAAGGAATTTTGGTGCGCGTAGCCAGTGGCGAAAAACCAAACGACTCACAAAGATCGGCTTTAAGCAAAGTAGGCGCAAAACTAGACGCCAAAAGTGTTCAGTTATTCGCTCGCATCTTGCAAGACGCGCTAGAAGACAATAAGTCAAATCCTAATTTCGAAAAAGAGACTTTTGACGCGTTTGCTAAGGCTTTTGGTAACGATTTGGCGCTTCTTGGCTTTACCGGAGAGAGCGATACTTACGACAGAACTTTCAAAACGCTACATAAAGGCTGGCTACAAGTAGTCAAGGACTCTAGCGACGCGGTCAAATTAACCTATACGGCAACGGAAAAAGTGTCAAATAGGCTAAGCGCGCTAAATTTACCGCTTCATCTCGTCCAAGGCGGAGCCAACCAAATTCTTGGCATTCCGTTTGAAATAACTCCTCTTATGCCAAAAGGCACTTATCTAGCTACTCCACTTAAAAACTTAGTTTTAGGAGTAGTTTTAGACATCCGTCGTAACCGCTGGTATGACGCTGAAGAGCGAGCCTTAAAATACGTATTTGATGTATTTACTGATTATGAAGTAGTCGTTAAAAAATGGGCTAGCCTTATGAGTAAGGCATAAAGGAGCGAGCATGATGTACATAGCTAAAGGCAATATATGCGTAAAGGGAAATTTCGTTAAAGAGGGTGAGACAATCACCCTTAATCAAAATGAAGCTAAAAAGTATTTGGACGCCTCAATGATAGAGGTTTTTGAAGAAAATGACTCAAATACACAGTCACAAGATCAGGGCAACTCCGCATGCAGGGCGAGGACGTAAATATAGACGTAGGGCAAATAATAGCTAATATAGGCAGTGCGGCGTTTAGTGGAGTTGAGAATTTTATTTTAAAATATGCTAGCGTGATAAATGCAGAGGGTGGCGAAATATTATTAAGAAATATGAGCCAAGCCGAAACGCATTTTAACGCCAATAGAGGCGATTACGCACAGCTTATTTTAGAGGGGTTAAAATACCATTTTTTAGACTTCTTACCCGCTGGGGCAAAATCCTTAACGGGTATAACAGCCTACCTAAACAAGGCGTAAAGAGTGAGTTTGATATAGATTATTTGGTGTGGTTACCGATCATAAAGGGTTACGCCACACTAAACGACCTACGCACTATTTATGACCTAGAGGACGCAATAGCGATGCACGAGGTTATTATCGAATTGCTAAACGAGGAGCGCCGAGCCTTAGAAAAACAATAAGGCTCACTCCTTTATTTTTTTACTTCTATTTTTTATTATTTCTATTTCGTCAAAAGTCAAATTACTCAAAAAATCAAGCAATTTAAAACGCCAGTTATCCTCGCCTGATTTAGCCCAATCGTTTAACGTGGCGTAAGGGATACCAAATATCTCAACAAAGTCTTTACGTTTTGGTGTTTTATTTTTTTGCATTTTCTAACTCTTTTATGCGTTTTGTTAGCTTGTGGTTACGCCACATCTCATAGATTAGAGCGATACAAACTACTAATTGAGCCACGTCAAAAACAACATCCATTTTAAGCTCCTTGTAAAGTCTAGTATTTTATAATCAACCCAAGGGGGAGTGGTTAAAACCACTCCTTTAAAGCTTGAAATATAGATAGAAGCGTTGCGACCGCTTCTATCATCACCCAAACCTTTTTTAAAAACGCTTTCACGTTTTCTCCTTGGATTGAACTTATCAAAAAGGCTTTTTATCCCTTTTGATAAGATAATTATATAATAATATCCCTTATTTTATGCTTAATAATTATGTATATCATAATTTTATATAGCAAAAACACAAGCCGAACCCATTATTAAAATTTGCTCTAATATGCCCCTTAAAAGGATATATAGTGCTATTAGATGAATTTCTCTACAAAATCGGATTTGATGTTGATAGTGGCAAGATAAAGCAGATAGAACAAGGGCTAAAAAATATCTCTAGCCTAGCCAAACAAACAGCCCAGCCTATAAGCGACGCCGTAAGAGCCGGCATGGAAAGAAATGCCGAGCTAATAGCAAAACTAGAGCAAGCCAAAAATCAAGGCGTAGAGTGGTGCGAGGAAGCTAAAGAGCGAGCCGAGGAACTCACTACTAGTTTTCACGAAGTAGCAGAAGCAGAGGAAAAGGTCGGCGAGAAAGCAAAAGAAGCAGCGAAAGAAACAAAAAACTAACCGAGAAAAAGCCAGCTATCAATTTAAAACAAGAGCTAAGTAATATAAGAAGCAAATTTATGCTAATAGGTGCAGCAGCAACGGCGGCTAGCGGACTAATAGCAAATTACTTGACCGTGCCTTTGCAAAATATTCAAGAGTTAGCGAAACAAAAAAATAAACTATTTGATATAACCCAAGCCGAAATAGATCAAGCAAAAGAGTATCAAGACCGCCTACAAGATACAAAGATAGCGATGCAATCAATCACAACGCAGGTGGCGTTAAAATTGATCCCAGTCGTTAATCAAAGCCTAAAAGGTTTTAACAATTTTCTAAAAGCAAATAAGGCTTTAGTGGTCGAGGGTTTGACTAATGTCTTTAAATGGATTTTGAAGCTAGGGCAAGTATTTACAAACACGTTTAGATTTTTAAATAAAGTAATAAGTAGCACGATAGGCTGGAAAGCGGCGTTATTAATTCTTGTAGGTGTTTTGGCGGTCGTGAAACGTGCAATGCTAGCGGCGTTTTTAACCAACCCTATCGGCTGGGTAATTATGCTAATAGGCGGTCTTATTTTACTAATTGATGATCTAATGACCTATTTAGACGGCGGCGAAAGCTTATTTGGTGACTATTGGAAGCCTTGTATCGAGTGGGGCAAAAAAGCCATAGCACTATATAAAGAGATTGAACCAACGATTAAAGAAGTTTGGGATTTTGTGGTTAATTTTATTACCGAAAGCGTAAATGCAATAATTGCTCTCTTTGAAGTGTTATATGGCATTTTTACGGGCGATTGGGAGCTAATAAAAAAAGGTTTTAAGGATGTAGGCGACGCTATCCTTAAGGCGTTTGAAGTGCCGTTTAAATGGATAAAAAAACAATACGATGAATATATAGCGCCAATTATAAACGCAGTTAAAAATTTTGATATAGGTCAGACCGCTAGCGATATGTGGGAGGGAGCTAAAAGCTTTTTAGGTTTTGGTAACGATACCCCAAAGGCGGCACTAGCTACACAATACGCAGACAACAATAGATCGGTGCAATACCACGGCGGAACGGCAACGACTACAATAAACGTAAACACAAATAACCCACAAATGGCTAACCAAATAATAAACAATAGGCAAAAAAGCGACCTAGCATTTACTCAAGCTAATTTAAGAGGTGGCTATTAATGATTGAAGTAACAAGCCGTAAGATAGGCACGTTTAGATTAGACGCAACCGAGCAAGAAAATAATAAAAGCACGCTACGCACTACTAAAAATCCTATTGAAAGCGGGGCAAATGTAGCCGATCACGCCGTATTAGAGCCGAAAGAAATAACAATCAAGGGCAAAATAGTGGCTTATGAGCCGCCTAGCTTTACACAATTTGACGAGATTATGCAAGTAGTCCGTTTTAACCTACCATATATAAAAACCGCTCATCGCTTCACTCAAAAGGCATACAAACTCTACAACAATGTAAAGCATATAAAAAACGAGGCAATGCGATACGCTAGGATTTTTGGCATTGATAAAAAAGTGCGAGAGATAGCCCCATTTTTAACCGATGGAAAAGAAAATAAAGATAACAGCACCGCTAAAAATAGACTACAAAGCCTATATGAAAAGCTTTTGGAAGTGCAAAAGAGTGGCGAGTTTCTGATAGTGACAACTGGGTTAAAAACATATAGGAATATGCTAATTACGAGTATAGAAGTAACTACTGAAAGCGATCTATACGCTGACGTTACGCTCACGCTCGAGGAGATTTTTATCGTTGAAACAAAAACGGCTAAAGGGCTAAATGTGGGTAAAAGAGGTGTTAATTTAGGCAAGACCGAGCCTAAACTAAAAAAATCAAGCCTTTTAAAGGATATATTTTGGTTTACGAAATAATGACGACGACCGAGCTAAAACAAACGCAAAATTTTAATATATTTGGCATGGAGCTAGAGCTAACCCTTAAATATAACGAGGTTGGTGCAGTTTGGCAATTTGATTTAATCGATCTAAACACAAATAAAATTTTAGCTTTTAATAAGGGCTTAGCGGTTAATGCACCAAGTCTTATTAATAAGAACCTACCTTTTGTTTTAATGCTAGTTGATACCACGAAAAGCGGCGTTAATTGCGTAGATTTTAGCGAGCTAGGGGAGCGTTTGAAGCTTTACGCCGTTGATAAAAAAGAGTTTAACGCGGCGATGAGCGAGCTAGCAAAGGATAGGACGTGAGGCAATACGGCAGACGCTACTGCTTAGAAATAGGCAACAATAAACAAAGCATAGTAATAGATAATCTCGCTATAAGCTTTAACATTGAAAAGACGATAAGCGAAGAGCCAAACACTAGCAAAATAGAAATTTATAACCTAAATGCCAACAACCGCAACCAAATAGCAAATAAGATTTTTAACCAAGTGAAATTATTTGCAGGCTATGACGAGCCAAGATTAATTTTTGCAGGACAAATAACGCAAGCTTACACCAGCCGTAATGATTTAGATTTTATAACACATATTGAGTGTGGCGACGGGCAAAATGACTACTCAAAATCTAGGCTATACACAACGCTAAAAGCTGGCGTAAAGGATAGCGACGTAGTAAATATGTGCGTAAAGGCGATGAGTAGCTCAAAGCAAGGCGTGGTAGATTTGCCAAAAGATAAAGCCTTGCCAAGATGTAAGGTATTAAGCGGCGATATAAAGGACTATTTAAAGCACGTAGCCAAAAATAACGATGCCAACTGGCATATATTAGACGGCAATTTAAACATTTTACCAAAGGATAAAGTAATCAATGATAGCGAGGGCTTTGTTTTGAGTGAAAAAACTGGCTTGATTAATAGCCCTGAAAAGACAGACGACGGGCTAAGGGTTACGTGCTTACTAAACCCTAAACTAAACATTGGCTCGCTCGTGCGAATACAATCAATTCTAAGCGAATATGACGGCGATTATAAAATAACCCAGCTAACGCATAGTGGCGATTTTCTAAACGATACGTGGCAAACGGAATTAATCGCCATAAATGGCAAATTCCACAAAGTAGAGAAAAAATGAACGATCCAAATTTAACGCAGATTTTTGATAGCGGACTACTAAGCTTTGAGGCAGGGGTACATACGGCGCTACCTGCTAAGGTGCTTAAATTTAACGCAGGTGATAATACGGTGCAAGTAGAGCTAATGATAAATGAGCTAAAACGTGACGGCGCAAGCGTGCCATTACCGCCAATAGATGATGTGCCAGTGCAATTTTTTAGGGGTGGCGATGATACGGCAATAGGCGAGGCAATATTAAGAAAAAATAGGTGGCTGCGGCGTGCAAGAGCAAACAAAACTAGAAATTGAGTTTTTTGGTGCTAAGCGTGAGGTTAAATTTGACCGCCCAAAGTATGGATGGCTTTTTGAAATTTAGTATGCTACCTTTAAATTTGGTAAAAGAGCTAAATGAAAACCCAGCTGGAAAATACCTAGTAGATATGCTTGGTATAAAAAGAGATGTTGATATAAAGGCGTAGTAGTAGAAATTAGTTATCTTTTTTAAGTTTTCTCTATTTAAAAACAAATTTTTGCCGATTTCTTAAGTGATTTTTCTACTTTAAGCAAAAGAAAGCTTAAGATGATCGTTTTATGTATGTAGAGATGTTGCAAAATAGGCATTTGTTAAAAGTTGTATTGAAAAGTAAGATTTTCATAGGTAAGTTTTAAAAGATAATAATTGATATCAATTAAAACTAAATTAGTGCTATAATTATTATAAAACTTTTTACAGGAGGAAGTTATGTTTAAAGTTCTTAAAATAGCCATACTTGGCGTAATCTTAGTTGCAGGTGCTAATGCTGAAGATTTTTTAGCAAAGGTTACAGCTGGTGCTTTGAGTGACATCTCTAGTAATGTTAAAAACTAGATGTTACAGATATGAGTGAGGTTAAAGGAGGCCTAGAGCTGAAAGGACCTTGGAATTTTTCATATAATGAGTCTGGAGCATATGCTAAATATGAAAATAACAAAGACAGCAAATATATAAAAATGCAGATAGAACAAGGGTTGGGCGCATATAATCTCCCTGGTTGCCACCTCGCATATACTGTCAAAAGAGAGATAAAGTCTAGTCGTTATGGTAGATATCCTCTTTTTACTTATAGCGCTGCAGCGTATAATGAGAATACTGGTGAATTTCATAAAATCTCTAGTAGTTTTGTCTTAAATAACAATACTGTTGTTAGGCAGTTAAGAGATAATTTTAAAACAACTATGGAAAGTAGATTAGGAGGTTGGCAATAACCCTAAGTGGTCTACAAGATTAAATTTGTAGGCTCATATATTTTCAAAGGATTTGAAATGATAACTAGCATAAACGGACTTAGCAACACACCGATACAAGATAACACTATCCAAAAAGAAAATGCAAAAATGTCAAAGGAGCAAGAAAAGGCTCTAATAGATAAACTAATGCACAAACCACTTGCAGAAGTATTGCCAAAATTTATTGATATAGATGAAAGTAAAGAGGGCTGGATAGCAGATACTATAAATCGAATTGATAATATGCTGTCTGATTACACCATTCAAGAAAGACGAGCTTTATCAGCAAAAAGAGAGCCAGAAAACATGGAAGAATTTAGAGTTCGCGAACTCCAAGATTACATGGACTGGTTGCTTACAAACTCTATAGACGGCAAACCAACGATAGTTGGTAAAATGGTTGGTCTTGGCACAGCAGAAGAGGAGGCAGAACTAGAAGCTTTTGTAAATTCATTTTCTGAAGACACTATGATGAGTAATGATGGTGCTGCTTTGTTTGTTAGAGCGGATCTAAGCATAGAAGAGTTTAAGAAGCTTTATAGAGAAGACGTAGAAAAAACTACAAAAAGAGCATAAAGAATTTCTAGCCAAACTACACAAAGAAGAGCAAGAATATAATGCAAATTTTGCCAAAGAACAAAGTGAGAAGAAATTTAAACCTATGCAGGTTAAAAAGAAGTATAAGACCTATGATATAAACAAGG